ACAAGGAAGTCAAAAGCAATATCACCATCATTCCAACAACTAGCTTCCTCTCCATTTTGTCTCCGTTCTCCTCTCCTTAAGAAATAAGATGTCTTATGCAATCTGCATTTATGTCTTGTGAACATGTGTTCTGGAAGAGGATTTCTCCTTAAATTATTAATGCAAGTTGAAATGAATAAATGCGATCAAAAGATGAAAGAAGCTATGATGGAAGCACACAAGGAATTGAAGAAACCATCAAGAGGTTATGTCCTTTCGCGTGTTGGTGGCTTGATCATCGTAGCTTGCGGGCTGATGCTGGGAGTAGCAGGTGTTGGAAGCTACTCGGGAGCACTGTTTCTATCCTTTGCGATTATGGGCGGCGTTCTGATGTTTTCTGGGATCGTGGTCATGAGTCGAGCTGTCAGTCGTAGCCGAGTTGTCATCGCTTTTTCTATCTTGGGCCTCCTTTTTTCCTGTTTCCCAACCGCCTTGGGTATAGGTTCTCTTGCATCTTGGCGTCCAGAGATGGGCGATAGAACATTCTACATACTTCTCATTCTCCTCGGCTTTGTTAGCATGTTCGGCAGCATACTTGGCACAATTGGCGGTATATTACTGATTAAGGAAAAAAGCTAATACCTCCTTTTGAGCCCGAATATCGAGCAAGACAAGTAAACCAAGGAATTACACAAACTCAAATTTCAAGGACTAAAACCTGAAGACGTAGAAAGCTCAATTCGTATACTTCCAGTAAACAAAATATCCATAGAAAGAAACCAGACAAGCTGCACTGAGGTCAACTGTGCGCTTTTCGTCCTTTACGCTTTTCTGAGGACGGACACCGTTACTTGAAGGTGAAGCGTGCGCTAAGGCTCTACTCCAAGATTGAGCCCATTAACCCAGTACATGTGGCTTCCTTCTCTTTAAGAAGTAGACTGCCACAGCCAATGCCAGGATTATTGCAGCTGCTATTGCATAGAGCCACCACTGCGGCCAAAAACGAGTTGAAGGAAGCACTGGGATATCGCCCCATGGGCTCATGAGCGGATAAAAGTCTTGATTGCCCTCATTGATGATGTAGGACGTGTCGCCTATTCCATCACCGTCGGCGTCTGCCCCAGCATAGTCACTCCAGTAGTTGCCGCCTGAAAGATCATCAGCATCCCAAGTATTCTTCAATGAACGATAACCCCTAACTTGTTTTGTGTTACCAATAAAGTTGTTATAATAAATTCTGTTGTCTGAAGAAAAAATGAACCTGATACCTTCCCCATTGTTTGCTACAGTGTTTCCAAAGATGTTGCAGCTGAAATAACAAGAACTGAGCACAATGCCTACCAGATTGTCTGCTATGGTGTTTCCAGAAATGCTGTTGTTAGAACCGGAATAAACAGAGATGCCATCGTCGCTGTTTGTTATGTTATTTCCCGAAATGACGTTGCTTACCCCTTCAGACGTAATGACGCCATGCCAGAGGTTTGCTGTTATCTCGTTTGCAGAGATGTTGTTGCTTGAAGAAGAATAAAGATGGATACCATCACCATTGTTTGCTATGTTGTTTCCAGAAATAGTGTTATTGCTGGAACCGATAAGCGAGATTCCAGTATCGAATTCTGTAATTTTTACGTATCTTACGGTTACGTTACTTCTTCCGGAAAGCAATATTCCTTCTGCATCAGCGCCTGTTCCTTGAAGGGTGTAGCCTGCCCCATCAACCACAATGTTATCTCTCTCGATCACAATGGAATCGTAGATTCTACCAGTGAAGGTGTAGTAGTCTCCGTCTCTTTGAATCTTATCCGTTCCCCAAACTGACCCATCTGGTCTGATGTATATGGCTCCGCTTGCTTTAACTGACTGAATGTTAAACGCCCATGACACGCTTATGAACAGCAGCGTTAGCATTATTCCCGAAGCTGCTTTCTTTTTCAATGTTCCCTCTCCTTTCTCAATCGTTTGATAATTCCATGCAACAGCTATTTACAACTTGTGAACATGTGTTCTGGAATAGGATTTCTCTCTAAATTATTAATGCAAACCCAAGGGAACATTACTGAGTTGGTGGGACACAACCACCAAGGGACTGATCTCGTTTAGGTTTGCTGTGACACGTGTTAGATCGTCAGCTTCTTGATCACTGCCTTAGCTCGCTCTTGGTCTTTCAGGAATTCCTCGATGATGGCGTTTGCCAACTCGTATATCCGCAGGTCGTTCAGCAAAGCCAACTTTCTTATTTCTCTGTGCAGGTCCTCTCGAACCTCAACAACTGTCCTCCTGCTCTTATCCACAGCCTACACTCTCCCTATCTTGTAGCGAGCCAGGCTTCCGGTCTTGCTCTTCAAAGCGTAGAGGTAGTCGGCAAGCAAGGGCGGTTCCTTGCCCAACTCCAGTGTGGTCTCTAATGTCTGGGTTTCGGCGACCAAGCGGTATTCAGCGTTAACGACCCGATAGTAGCCGTCCACATTCTCGTTGGGCAACGTGATCCATATTCTGTCGCCTGCCAAGATAAGAGTGTTGCCATAGTCGATGACATCGCTTGTGACCCTAACGTACTCCTCTGCGCTGCTCAGGTGATCAAACAGAGCCTTGGCCCTGAGGAGACATTCGTTGTCGCTGTGCATTTCCTCGTCGGTTTCAGCCAGCTCCCTAGACCCTGACCCGAAGGTTGCGCTCCATCTGGCATTGTTGAAGAACAGGTTGTCGATCCAGAAGTTGCCTGTGCCAGTTCCGGCAAAATGCATGTCCCACATGATTTCGTTGACGGTCTCCCAGTTGAAGTCGGCCACGTCATTGCCCTGCCACTCACTCGCGTACTTTTTGCCGACATTGAACTTTTGCACAACCCACCTGTCAGCTTGAACATTGAACTCTCGAAAAACCGTTCTGGCACCGTCATCTTTCAAAATGACCGTGCCGGCGCCGCTGAAAGCCGATTCTCGCCTAACCTGAAACTGTAGACTGGGATACGTGTCGCAGTTCGGCTGAAAACCAGATGGAACAATCAGACGCAGACGACCATAATAGTCAGACGTGTTCGTAGCGTGCTTTACGCTGTAGTTGCCAACAGCCTTTACTGTAGCATCTAGGCTAACGGTTCCTGTTCCCGTGCCGCTCACCCAATCGTTCGTGCTGTCGCCGTTGATGTCGAGGGTTTCGGTCCAAGAGTCCCCATCAGCAGGATACTTCTTCTCAGCTGCGCCAAGCACGAAGATCTTGTCTCTTTTGCGAACTGTGCTCTTTCTGTATTCGCTTGCCTCTAGGCGCTCGGCTAGGCTGACGGATGAGGTCTTGCTGTTGCGCGGAAAAAACTCGAATTTGCCGTCTGGAGCCACGCGGAAATCGAATCCTATCACGCCAGCTTTGTCAGCGCTACTGGCTATGAACTTCAATACATCAAACACTGGAGTGTTCTCATAGTCCAGCTTCGTGTAGGTGGTGTCGGTGTTTTCAATGAGTTCGGTGCTGTCACGTACGTGGCTCAAGCCAACATAAGAGTCTAGGAGGTCCTTGACTATTTCCTCGCCCTTCTTGTTCTCGTAGGTTTTGGTCACGACTCGTCGGAAGAGTCGTTCTCCCCGGCAGCGTCCTAGAACGCGCAGATAACTTTCGCCGTGCGAATCCGAGACAGCCTTAGTCTCTTCAACTGTGACTGTCGCAACCAACGGGTTGCTGGCGCCTCTTCCCATGCTTATGCTTCCGTCAACGCCCACGTTAATGGGATAGGTCCCGCCTGTGCTGTACTTCTTGTCAAAGTTCTGAAGTAGACACTCGAAACTCGAAACTTCGTCGGTTCCGCCTAGATGCACCCTCAGCTCTACGACATCTTCTTGCGGCGGAGTCACAGATCCAAAAACAACTGCGCAGACGGGCAAAGCCACAGTCAATACTCAATTCCTCTGCGATAGTAGTCTTCTTCACCCACACGCCTGATCGACTTAGTCGGCGTCTTAGCCAACTCATCATTGTACTCAGCTTGAGCAGAGGCGGCGTCACGGGTTGTAGTTGCCAACCAAGCCATGTAGGCGGCGGTCACGGCGATCAAGCCCACGCCCAGCGTGAGCAAACCAATCTTCATGGCTAGGGCAGAGTTAAACGCCCACGTGGCAGCAGCCGCGATCTTCGTTGTCACGGTCTGTGCAACCTGCGCCACGGACACTGTTCCCAAAGCCGCCTTCAAACTCGTGAACAGGTGAACCGCCGTCATCACTCCAGTTATCATGCGGCCAGTCTGAGAATCCAAGGCACCGAAGGCATACGCCAGGTGCACAGCGTCCATGGCAATTGTCCTAAAAGCGTAGCTCGCACGATTCTCAGCGCGGACAGCTATCGAAATTTCGTGAAAGCTCAACTTGTGCTCACCTTCGTAATGGCTCCTCTTATCGCTACGTTGACATGCTGAACCAACCTGACCATGCCCAACTCCAAGGCTCGCCTAAGAAAGCGTCGGGACTGCATGAAACGAGTTCCAAACTCAACAAAGGAGGCGTAGGCCGCCCTTGCCCCCAACCTGAAAGACCATTCGCCAACCCCTTCAGCGAACACTGTACTGGCAAGGTAGCCTGTGCGCTTAGGCGCCAAATCCGCTGCCAGACTCCGCAGCTCATCTAATTCAGCTCTCAAGGCGTCCTGAACTAAGCCGCGCATCGTCTCATCTAACTGGTTGAGTTTACACTGCAGCTCCAAGATTCCACGCATATCGATTTGCATTTCAACCGACACGAAAACGCGCCTCCTGTTTGGCTCTGCGCATTTCTTCCTCAGCCTGCTTGTCAACCTCTGTTAGAATTACGATGAATTCTTCGATGGTTTTGGCTGGCTGCTGTCTGAGCTGTTTTGGAGTCCAGCCGAACTCCTTGCAGAGTCTGAACTCGGTGAGCGTTGGGTGAGGCTTGTGCCTTCTGAGGGCTCTGATAAAAAACGCTGTTCATCTGCGGTGACGCCGCAGAGCCTGTTGGCCACTTTTGAGAGCAGTTCGCCGAGTTCGATCGATATGCCGTCTTCTTCGCCCAGTAGCTTCTCAAGAGTAATCGGCTTGTGGGCCGGTTGTTCTCTCAGACTTGCCCATATGGTCTCTGCTTGTATGGCTGTGAAGTCGCTGCTCAAGATCTGCCCTGTTAATGGATGGTATCTGGTGTGCTTCTGTATTATGCGACTACGCTTAGCCCACGTGATCTCCGAAAAAACGTATCTGCCAGCGTATTCCTTGCCAAATCTCTCGTCTAACTCAACTTTCTCTTGTCGCGTTGTTAATCATCTCCATGGTTGCAATTCGATTTCTGATAGCTGTCCTAATGTCTTCAAGCACGATGTCCTGCATCCACTTGGGCAGCTTCAGAACCCCTTCTCCCAAGTCCTTCCAAACGCGCATCCATTTTCTTCGCAAGGCGGCGTCCCGACCGAAGCCTTCCAGTGTCTTGACTTCAACACTCAACGTTAACCCACTCCAACAATCACGATGTCAAAACTGAAGCTCTCAATTCCCGAAACTGTCTGGGCGACCTGAAGCGTCAGAGTTACGGGAACCGAGCCACCCGCATCTATCTGAGTTCCGTTGTAATCCCACGACAATGCCATCAGGGAGCTGGCGTTCTGCGGGTTCCAGTTTTCTGTGCGAATCATCAAAGTCAAAGGCACATTGCTCTTGTTGACGATGTAGGCTGAGAAGTTCTTGCTTTCACCCGGCTCTATTATGCCCCAGTCGATCTCTGTGACGGACACTGTGAAATCGATGTCCTTGTAGATGCCCACGCCTACGACTTTGACTTTCGCAACATTGTGAACGCGCTGGCTCCACTCCATAACGGCAAACGTTGACACGGAGCCAAGCAGGAAAGCCGCAGCCAGAGCGATTGAGAGAATTGCTTTTTTCACGCCAGTCACCTCCTCAGCTTATGACAACGTCTCGAGCCACAAACGGCGTCTTCAGAGAAACGAGGTCCTCGGTTTTTGTGGGCGACCCCACTTTTTCCCATTTGCAGTATTTGAATAGGGCGCTGCTGGTTCCGCCTAACCCGAATTTGAGGCTGAATTCGCTGTCGTTGATCACGTCGTCGTATTCTTGTTTGCTCTCGAACTCGAAGGTCACTTCACCAGTTAGAACCCGATGCCGCTCCTGCAGATACTTGAGCAAGTAGCCACTTGTGCTCCTGATAACGGGCACCCTTTTTAGGTTGTTTTCAACCGTGAACTTCCAGTCGGTCACTCTTTCAACTGCGGTTAAGCCTGAGCCGTCGCCCGCTCCACGTTGAACGTAGCTTTCGTTGTAGGGCACAGCTCCAGTGTAATCGGCGTAGTTTGCTCCGGAGATTTTGGCCGTTCCGACAGCCAGGTCTTGGCCTACAGCCTCGATGCTGGCCTTGACCGTGTCTTCGATACTGCACTGAACAGTTGCTTTGTCCAATTTGCAACCTTTGTGAAGCAAATCGATGATTCCGCTTGCCTTTTCGTAAAAGACCTCAATACTCAACGAGTTAAGAGTCGTTATATGCTGGAGAAAATTGATAGGTGCATCACTTGGCAAGGGATAATCAACTTTCAACCCGACTTGTCTTAATCCTTTGCGAATGGTCTTGAGGTCTCTGGAGCCTATGCCACGGACCTTAATCAATCCTGGGTCCAAGGCAGGCTCAACATTCTCTGCTGTTGCGATTCCGATCATACTTGGGTTTGTTGGAGTGACTCCGTAGGTGACTTCCTGCATGTAGTAGATTCGCGCTTCGTGCGCTCCGTAAACACTCATGTTTCTGTTTTCACTCTCCTAACTTGTCACGTTGGGTACACTTTTTCAAACAGCCACGTCTTGACCGTGAATTCGCTGCGCCACACGAAAGGTTTGACGTTGACCTGATCTTCGCCGCGGTAGGAGACAACGTCTGCGTAGGTTATGCCCTCAACCGTGACGGTGCATTCAGAATGGTCACAGTGCAGCACAGCAGGAGTCACGCCGTCGCTTGGATTTGTGGTTCTTGCGAGCAAGTAGACGTAGCCGCTTGAGTCTATGAAGTCGGTTAGGCTAGATGCCAACGTGATCGTGATGGTTTCGTCAGCTCCGCCGGTTCCTGTGGCTGCGTTCTGCCAAGCTGAGGCTGTGAAGTTCCAAGCTTTGATTGTGGCGCCGTTGCCAGCTGGCGCTGTTCCGTAACCCTCAAACTTTAAGACGATTTTCTTCACGGTTTTGCGGTCTGGGTCTGTCTT